AGATGTATATAGTTAGACTCCCAAAAGATAGTGGAGATTTTGAAGCTAGACATGTCTTATATAAAAAGGAACACTTAAAAGCATTTCTTGGATTATTAAGTTGTCATAAGTCCGAGTTGTTGTTTAATGAGTCTGTAAGAAAATACAATCAACTAAAAAAAGGAAAAAAAAATGTATAAACAAAATAAATCTAATAGTGATTTTTGTGCTTTAACTTTGTATTTAAATCCAACAGGTAATCAAGCACCTAAATATCAATATAAAGCAAATTCTGAAAGTCTATGGACTTGTAGTTTAACAAAGAAAAAATATAAGCTATCACAACTAGATGAATGGTATAACACAGAGGGAGTAAAAAAATTTGTTGAAAAAGGTTATCGTGGAAAGTATTTTGCTAAAACACAACAAATTGAAACTCCAAAACCATACGATAAAGGAGATTTCCAAATGGTGTTAAGTTATATTATGATTAAACCTTACAAACCTAGTGCTAATGTAGATGGGATGAAAACAGTAGGTCAATCTATTCCCCAATATACACAACAACCAATGACACAGGCTCAACCATCTGCACCAGATTATGCTGTTCCAGTTGAAAAAATGAACGATATGGATGATGAGATACCATTTTAATTATGATAAATTAAAAGAAAAATTTGATGTATGGTCTTTGTATCATAGAGAATATATAGTTGGTTTTATAATAGGATTAATATTAGGTATAGTATTATTTTAATTATGTTAGATTTTGATAAAACTTTTGAAAATGAAATTAAATTCTCTAAAGATGATAGAGGTAATCAAGATTTAACATTAAAAATAGAACAATTAGAAAAAGAAAATTATCAGTTAAAAAAAGATATATCTTTTAAAATTGAAGAAGTGCAAGCATTATATTTAGAAGTTAAATTAGTTAGGAAATTAGACGAACAACATCAAATGTTAAATGGTAAATTAAGATGTGAAATAGAAAATGCTAAAAAGGAAGGTGATAAATTAATGATTAAGAAAATAACTAAATATGAAACTGAAAATCACAGATTAAGAAAACAAAATAAACTTTTAGAAGAAGAATTAGAAATGATGTTATTACACCCATGATTTTATTTGGCAAAGTATTACACAGAAAATATAGTACAATGATATTAAAAATAATTGTTACAATATTTGTTATAACAATATTTTTAAATTTAGTATCTTGTAATAAACTAGAATTTAATCCAGTAACAACTACACTTAAATATATAATAAAAGAAAGTAAAAATGAGCAACCTATTAAGTAATAAATCTTATGAAGAATTAGAAAAAGCATCGACTCAATGGAGTGAAGCACATAAAAAAACAATTATTTTAGAAGATGGTAAAAAAGCTATGTTTAGTAAATTGTTTCTTAAATACAAACTAGATACCAAAACTGTTATTGAAGCTGAACATAAAGCTAGAACAGATAAAGAATATAGAAATATTGTAGAACAATATGCAATAGCTGAAGAACAGTTAATAAAATGTCGCTATCATTACAACAATCTTGATAAGTATGTTAGCTTAAAACAATCAGAGTTAAAAAGAGATTTAGCTTTGAGTAGTAAAGTTTGATGAATTTCACTAATGAGAATCGTGGTTTTTTAGCCCCTTTGTTTATCAATTAGTGAATAAAGTTATTAGCGAGAGTTAATAATTTGGATGGGTGGTTTGCTCTCTCTACCACCCATTTTTAATGTCTAATAATTTCTAAAAATTTTAAATTTGTTTTTTCAGTTATTGGGGTTTCAATATATGTGTAATCAATTAATGATACATCTTCATTTTTTCTAATATCGTGAATAGTTTTTAATAATTTAGGTTTATTAGGAATGGTATCTATAAATTTTAAATTAATAAAATGTCCAAAATCATTATATACTGATTCAAGTTGAAATTCTGCTTCTATAATTACTGCGTCTATGTCCATCAGGACATATTACTTCTTTTTGTTCCTGTTTAAAACCTTATCTGTCATTTTAGTAGAAAATGTTGCAGTAAATACAATAATAACTAAATACCAAACACTATCAGGTAAATCGTTTATAATTCTAACCCATTCTTCAAATCTATCTCTTGTACTTTCAAACCAACCTGTACTTAACATAGAAATTAGCCAAATCATTAATATTTCATCTTTCCAACTTTTATCTTGGCTCTTAATTCTAGTTATATCTACATCTTTAGCCGCTTCTATTTCTGCGGCTCTTATAGTTTTAACCTTTTCCGCTTTATGTTTAAAATGATCGCTAACTTTACTTACCGCTAATTTTGTTAATGGATTATTTAATAAACTAAAAATCATAATTATATATTAAATGTAAAAAATATTAATGTTGCCCAGTATAGCACAAGAATTAAATCTATTAAATAATGAAATTTCATTTGTGCTTAATATTCCCTTTTTTTTTGTTTTGCAATAATTCTTTACCTAATTCTGCATAATGGATAATTTTATTATATTTTTGATCTAAAGACTCTCCTTCTTTGTCTCTTAAACAATACTTTAGAATATTAGCATCTATCCAATTCAGATTATTTCCTAGAATTATCTCTATGGGTTGATATTTTAGAGTTTTATAGTGTGATCCACCAGATTGCTTATTAATCGCTTTCTGTGTGCTTCTGTGTTGCTTTAAACGTGATTTAAACCATTCTTTTGCTTCTCTACTAGACAATTTTACCTATCCAATCGCCTTTTTTGTTAATTACCATAGGAAGTAGTCTTGGAATACCATTTAATATAATTCCACAACCTAGAATAAACCTTGTCTTGAAATTTTTAGCATAACTAAAAGCCATACTTTTTTGATTGATTAAACAACCTACATTCATGCCAAAAAATAAATTATCTGGATTTGCCCAATAGCTTATAACAAATTTTGTATGATAATGTCCTTGAACTGCACTCATACCCATAGCTTGACTGACTTTTAATATGTCTGCACTTCTTCCATGTGTAAAGAAACATCTTTGACCATTAGACATTGTAACAGTTAAATCATCTACCCATTTCCATTTTCTAGTTCCTAAAAAATCTCCATAAGGTTTTAAGAATTGTTTAGACATTCCATATTTTAATGCTCGTCTATAAACAAGACTAGAATGGTTTGAATCTACTTCTGTTACTTCTGGATATATATCTTCTAATTGTTGTATGTATTCTTTAGCTTTATCTAATTCATGTCCAGCAGAATATAAATCTGGATTATGTTCGTGCATTGAGATAGCATGAAAATCTAATAGATCACCAATATTTATTATTCTATCTGGCTTAAATTCTTTTTTAATTTCTTTTAAAAATGTTATTGAGTCCTTATGTTGATAAGGAAGGTGCATATCAGAAATGACAAGTATTCTTTGATTCTTCATACAATTATTACTTGTACTTGTTTTTGTTGGTTTTGTAAAGACTACAAGCCTAGAATGGTAATTATCACATATGCCATAGCTGTAATTAATGAGCCTGTGCAAATTAATAAAATTTTTTCTAATCGTATTACTTTATTTTCTATTTCATGAATTTTATCATGCGTTAGTTTCTGCATGATACGACATAGTTTTTCGTGAGATTCTAATTTCTGTAATGCGTTTTGTTTAGGCATTAGTATTTTTTTTTATTTTTAAGATATGCTGCATGACTAGAGCCTTTCATTAACTTGCCATTAGGCATTCTATGATAACCTTTTGGAATTTTTTTAATTTTCTTTTTAGCCATAATATTTTCCTATTAGTTAGTTAGTTTTCCACCTGACCATTTTGCATCAGGTAATCCGTTTGTAAATTTAAAACCATCAAAAGTCAAAACTTGTTTTCTATTTGAGCCATCTTTATATGAAACATGAACCCAACCTGATGATGGTTCTCCAGTATAATACTCTAAAATACATTGATCAAAGTTTGTGTGGTTAGTGAGCCAGAGAGCAATAGCCAAATTAGATACACCAGCTATTTCAAAATCAGCTGCTGCCGAACCATTAGCACAAGTATGTTGTGAATTTTCTGAACTACCAATGGCTAGACAAAGTTCTTTGCTACGATAGCCACTTGTTATTGTAACTGGTTTATCAAACTTTATTCTTACTGGCTCTAATACTTCATAACAAAGATCGCCTAGACTTTTAATCTCTCCACTACCAGCTTTATTAGTTATACCTTTTCTTGTAGCAGTTTGGCTTTTCTCAAATTCTTCTAAAGTAAAATGTTTTGAAAGTTGCATTATAAAAGATTATAGTAATTTTTAAATTACTATTAATCCCCTCTTTGAACTCTATTTTGATAATCAGCTCTTGCAAGAACTAAAGCAATAAAATCAGCTTTATTACTTGGTATTGCGTCAGTAAAACTATCATCATTCATTAATTTAGCTGTCCATTCATTTTGAAATCTTTTCCAAGAATTATTTATTTTTCCTGAAACTGCTTCTTGAACCCAAGTATTAATGTCCATCAAATCATGATTTAAAACATTTTGATCTGTGTCATTGATATTTACTGTTATTGTAAGTGTTGCCATTTTTTCTCCTTTAATTTATTTTTGTTATTGTTAATCTTCCATCTGCACCCAAGTCACAAGTTTTAGCACTACCATAAACTTGAACTTTAATTCTTATTGTATCGCTGGCAGAACAATCACAAGCAACAGAAAACTGGTCTGATCTACCACCACTATCATTAATATCAGTTGTTCCAGTTTGGTGGAAGTAACTTCTATTTGAAGATACAACACTCATATTAGCGTAAGTGTGACTTGCAGAAAATCCACTATCATAAAGAACCATAGCATTAACTTGATAAACTCCATCTTGTGGAGCAGTAAAAATTCCAGTACCCTCATTCATGTCAGAAGTTACATCTAGAATAGCTGCATATAAAATTGTGTATTCTGTATTATCTCCTGTTATATTATCTTGGTTAGTTTGGCTACTAACTACATGAGGTTGTAATGGAAAAGTTACAGAATTATCAGAGTTAATTGTTTGTGCTGTTCCTGATGTAGAATTAGTTGCTATTCCAGCTACTCCACCACCACCAGCAGCTTTTACAAGACCTGATGATCTTCCAACATTATCGCTTAAAATTCCACTCATAATTTTTAATCTCCTATTATAATGTTTGATCTAAATAGCTAACCACTACATCTACTGCTGCAGAACTTGCTGTTGCAAGACATAAATGATCGGTAGCTTCAATAACAAATTTGTCATTGAATACAAAAGTTTCATTAGCACCAATAGCTTGATCTGATAAAATTTCAAAATCAGTACCGCCACCATCATTGTCTATATACATATCTATCGTTTCTGCTGCTCCAGCAGTTTCGCACATTATTACAGATAATATAGTATATGTATGTCCACTAGCTCCATTTATTAAAACATTTTCAGAATTTGACACAACTGCGTGTGCTACTTTTAATAATTCGCTTGCCATATTTATTTACTCCTATTTATTGTTAAAATCCAAATACTAAACTTTTTCCTGTACCTGAAAGTGTAGAATTCATAATTGTATTTGATGATGTAATACCTCTTGCTAAAATATCTAAATCTCCACCAAGTTGTGGAGATGTATCAGTTGACAAGTCTGCTGTAACAACTGAATCTGTCCAATCAACTGTGTTTGCAGTTGTGTTTATTGTTCCTAAATTAATATGCTGCGCACCATCATAAAATTTTAGAATATAAGCAGTTACACCACCAGAAGTATCTACCCAAATAGTACCAGCAGCAACTGAAGCTGGTGCTGAACTTCCTAAATGAGAAGTATTTACTGCTGCCAATATATTATTTAATTCAGTACGAAATGCACTGAAACCTTGATTTGCTAAATTTACGTCTGATACCTGAGCCATGTTATCCTTTTATCAATTTTATGTTAAGATTTCAAGCCATATCCATTTGCTTGAAAATCAAATGTTTTACTAATCCCACTATCACTACTATTAAAGAACTGAATTGTAAAGCCTGTTTTTGATTTACTTGTAATAGAATAATAATCTCCAGTTGATAAACCTTGTGCAGATATACCAATAGAGGGTGTTGCAAAAAAAGAATTGGTGAATGTATTAACTTTAGCACCAGTTCCAGAAACTATATCTTCTCCACTTTCAAACCTTTTTTCAAAATTAACAGAAAATGATAAAGTATGAATTTTTGATTTTGTTTTATTATCATCATTAGTTAATTTACATCTAAATTTAAAATATCTACCTTTTACTGTTGCTTGCTGTGCAATTTTATTAAAAGATGTAATATCTTCCAATCCTGTTGTTGATGATCCTATTTGAATTTCAGCACCACATTTAACCTCTGCTGAACCATCAAAAGGTGCTTTAGCTGATTCAAATAAACTTGTTCCTCTACCAGAATCAAATAAATCATATTCATCTTCGGTAGACATTCCAATATCAACCATAAAAGTAGTATCGTAAATTGCATCTAAAGTTAATGTATTTGCAAAAGTATAAAATCCTGAAGATTGAATATTTGCAGTAGAATTAGTAGGATTAGATGTTGAATCTGTACCACCTAGATCAAAATTTCCAGATGGACTATCTATATTTCCTACTGTGTCATCAAAATTAGTTATAGTATCTAATATTATAACTTTTCTATCTTGGTTATCTATATTTAATGAAAGATTGCTGTCTAATGTACCTGTAAAATTTGCCATAATTAATTACTCACTAAAAGTTTGTGTGTTTTTATAAGTTTGTAAGCCTGAAATATTTGTAAAAACAATCGATTCATTAGCACTTGAATTTCCTAATTTATCAACTGCTTTAATTAAAAAAGCACCTGTTTTAGCATTAGTTGTTAAAGTATTAGATTTTCTTCTTACTACTTTAGCTAAAGGAGTGCTTTCATTCCATGTAGAACCACTTGTAACATTTTGGTATCTTATCTCATACCATGAAATATCTAAATCTGTTACTGGTGTCCATGATAACTCCATTTGATTAGAACCTACCATACTTATTGATAAATCAGTTACATCATTAGGAGTTTCAGTTGCACCAATAACTGTATGATTAGCAGAAACATAGGTACTACTAACACCTAAAGCATTAATAGCTTTTACTCTTACATTATAAACTTTATCATCTATCGCATTTAATAATTCAAAATTTAATTGTGAACCAATAGCAATAATTTTAAAATCTGATTCTGTACTTAATTTTGCTTCAACTTGATAATTAGAAACAAATTGATCTGTACTTGCACCAACAGTTATATTTAATCTAGTTAAAACAACACCATCTGAATACTCAATCATTTCATCTGATAATGTAATTGAAGCTGGTGCATTTATATTAAAAGGATTAGGTAGTGTTGTACTCGGTGTTGAAGCCACTTGTGTTTTAGTAGCCCATGTATAATGTGCGTCTTGATGTTCAATTAAATCTAAACCTAATGTAAAATCAGGATTAAAATTAATAGCTAATATTCTAAATTGTTTATTAGAAAATCCTAATGAAGAATGAGTTACTCCTACAATATCTCCTATTGCTAAATCATAAGCACTAAAACTTACATTAATTGATAATCCTAATGCTTCTCTTGATCTTCTTAAAATTACTTCTGCTAATTCAATAGCTTGATATGGGCTTGTAATAGTTTTAGAAACGTCAAATCTTCCTTCTAATAAAAAACCACCATCAGCAGTTTTCATAGTTGCGTGTCTATCTGCTGAAGAATAACCACTATCATCTATCTCTGGGTATTGAACTTCATCTACTTGATAATTTCTTTCTGGATTAACAAATGAAACTATAACTCTATTGTACTTTGAATTTTTAGTAGGACTAGATAAAGTATAACCACCAACTATATCATCTTCTGTAACAGTAATAGATGAAGAACCTGTGGTTTCTAAAATTAATTTATATTTTCCACTTACATAAGGAAGATAACCTCTACAACCTTTTAAAAATTCTCTAACATTATCAATAACTGAACTTGATGTATCTACGACAGAATTACAATCCATAACATCTATTGTAGTTGAACCATAAGCTGTAACGTCTGCATCACAAATTGTTGAAGCTGTGTAAAAACTTGGTATGTCAATATTGGCTATTGCTAATCCTTTACCATATCTTTCATTTGTTAAATAATCTAATAAACACCAAGCTGGATTATCAGAATGTGCTGCTGATTGTGCAACTGATTCTGAATTATAAGCTACAACTTTTTTCCCTTGTACTACTGCTTTAACATTTGGAATTCCTTGAAAAGCATCTTGATTCCATTTAAATCTTAAAGCTAAATAAGCTAAACCAGATAATTTATGTGTTGAACCCCAAGAACTTAATGTTGACAATAATGATGAAGCACTTTGTCCATCAGTTCCATAATGTGGCTCTACTGTAATTAAACTTTCAGAATCTTTATAAAAATTTCCATCTCCACTTCCTACTGTTCTTTGTGTGTTATCTGCTAAATCTCCTGACCAAGTAATAGCTTTATCATCTATTCTAATTTCTGTTATATCGTTTATTTCTCCTTCAGATAAAACCAAAGCCATATATAAATATGTGTTATCTGTTCCTGAAGTTTCTATAAATACTCTAGTTCCACCAACTAATCTTGTTCCATAAATTACAGGAATACTAGCATCATTAGATTGTTTATTTATTAAAATTCCTTTTTCATAATCATCAGCTTGATTTGTTCCAAAATCAGCAATTTCAGGAGTTTTTGGTCGCATAAGCCAAGAAACAGCGACTGTTGTAATTAAAGCTACAACTGGATTTTTAAAAAAAGAAGTTATTTTTGCTACACTAAAGAAACTACCAAAACCCATTATTTTCTACCCCATTTAATATCTTGTACTGTTTGAGAACTAAAATTCATTCCTACATCTGCACTAAAAAATCTTTGCTGTGATGTATTATTTGTTTTACGACCATTTTTTTTATCAAAGTCTGCCCAATGACTTACTACTGTTAAATTAATTACACTATCAGTTTCAGTTTCATTAACACTAAAACTTTCAATGTTTCCAGAATATAAAAGAAAAGGATCAGCTATTAATTCACTAGAATCATTTAATAGACCACGATAAATAGTTACAGCATCATTAACTACATTTTCATTTAAACAAGTTGATATAAATGTTAAATCTGCACCAGATAAAGATATTGTTAAACTTGATTTTGTAATATCAGCTTGTTCTGCAAAACTAGAAAATCCTAAAATAAAATCACTTGCTGCATATGTAACTGAACTTCCTGATATTGATGATGTTAAAGAAAATGAACAATCTGTAATATTAACAGCAGAAGAAAAACCAATAGTTACAAGATGTACTGGTCTAATATCATTTGTTGCTAATTCGTTCTTTAATGCTGTCGTTAAACTTCTCGTCATGTTCCTCAAAGGTTCTTCGGTTAATTTTCATAGTATCTATTACAGTATAAGTAGCATTTTTAGATGGTTCTTTATACTGTCCTAAATCATTAGTTTTAATATTAATATGTTTCTCGTCTATTATTTCTTCTGCTAACATATCAACATTAATCCAATACTTTACTTTGTAGTTCATCTATAATGCTTCTTCAACATCAAATTGATATTCGTAATATAAATTACCATCTTTATCTGCACCAGATACTCCAAAATCTTGAATATCAGAAGTTAAAGAAACTGTAAAAGGCACATTATCATAAGTGACTACTGAATCATTTGCTACTACTTCAAGTAAAGGTGGTTCTATTGTAACAGTTGCTGCATTACTAGAACTTGTTACATCTGCAACAACCATATAAATTTTATTATGACTAGCAAACTTTAAAAAATCTCCAGCTTTAAATCTACCAGCTCCATCTCCAGCAAAAGCATCCATAGCTATTGTTGTATCTCCAACTGCGTGACTACCATTAACTAATACACTTCCTGATTCATTTCCAACAGCATCTTCTATTTCTGGTGGTATGATTGTAAAAGTTTCTTTTTGACTTCTTTGTTTTACAATAAATGCTATTAACGCACCATATACATCTGATCTTTTTGCAGTAATAATTTGAACTGTAAAAGCCCATCTTTGGTTATCTATTTGTCTAACTAATCTTTTACCTGATACTGATTTAGATATAATTGTATTTTGAATTGACTTTATTCCTAAAGTTCCAAATTTAGCAGTTGATATAGGGAAAGCACCTGACATTATACTATACTTTTTTCACCCCTTTCATTTACAGCTTGATTAATTAATTGTGAAATTGTTCCTCTACTTTCAGTTAATAGTTGATCAAATCCTCTTGCATCTACTGTATTAATATTAAAATTGACTGTTGTACTACCACCAGTTCCAGTTCCTCTTGCGTTTTGTGTGATTTGTCCTGTTTGGTTTGGTACAAATAACTCTGGTCCTCTTTCACCTACTACTACTGGCTTACCACTTGCTACTGCACCACCACTAGCCATTCCACCAAATCCAAGCAAAGCCATTGGGTTACCTGACATAGCCATCATAGCCATTTGTATTTTAAGCTGTTTTTTCTTTTCTTTTGTTATTTCATTTTCTGCTGTTACTTCTTGTTTTTTAAGTGCATTTCTAATTGTTTCTTGAATAACTATTTGAATTGTGAAAGTTAACATATCTACTAATAGTTTTTGTGCTATTTCTTTAAATGTCATATTAAGTTTTTTACCAAGAACTAAAGACTCTGCAAGTCCTTTTGAAAATGCTTTTATTCCATTAGTAGCCATTTTTCCTATTGTACTGTTAATAGATTCAAAGTCTTTTTTAAATCCAGCTAAAATATTTTCTTTTATTTTTTGTAAACTAATTCCAACTTTTTCTGTTTCTTCTGTAAAATTAGTTGCTGCTTTCATAAGTTCTTCCATAGATTTTTTAGATGCAATTATATTTTCATCTATAAGTTCTATAAACTTATTAGCTTTTTCAAACATACCACCCATGCTTTTTTTATCATTTGCACCAAAGATTTTATTAGTAAGTTCTTCTAAATCTACTCCCATTTTTTTAAGTAATGCTAGAACACCAACTACTGCTATTTTTCCACCTCTACCTAACATTAAGAATCCAAGAATACCTAACTCTCTAATAGCTGGTGGTAGTGCTTTAACTATTTCTATTAATCCAGCTAGACCATTATTAATTACTCTAAATAAAGGTGCTACTAAATCCATTAAACCAGCCATACCTAAAATAAATTGTTTTATAAAATTGACCATACCTTGACCAACAGCAGTTGAAAAACCACTTAATGCTTTTGCGTTTTCTTCAATTAATCTATTAGTAACTACAAGTGCATTTTTAATAAAATCAAAAAAACCAGCTTCGTTAGTTTCTAATTTAAACTTGAAAAGTTTATCTCCAAGCATTGATAATGTTCCTGTGAATGTTGTTGCTAATACTTCTGTTGCTTTTGAGAATCTTCCATCTTCTCCAAATAATTCTTCAAATCTTTTTATTGTTTCTTCTGTGGTAACAGTCATTCCAGCTTTAAATCCTAATAATGCTCTAACACCTCTTTCTCTAAATAAATCTGCTGCACCAATACCTGATGAGAATGATCTCTGTATTTGTTCTGCTGTTGTTCTAAAATCTAATCCTGTAACTGCTGCAACATTACCAGTAATCTTTAATATTTTTTGTAGTTCATCTGCATCTTTTGCAACAACTGCTAAACTTCCTGATGCTGATGATATTTCGTCTAGTGAAAAAGGTACTTTACCAGCAAAGTCTATTAAACCTTTAAATGCTTTTTGACCTTCTTTAACATTACCAAATAAAAAATTAAATCTAATACCAAGATTTTCTACTTCACTACCTACTTTTAAAATTGATCTAACTACGAGTCCACCACCTATTCCTACTAAAGCTGATTGAACTGAAAACAAAGATGCTTTTAAATTAGTAAGTCCAGCACGAACACTATTAAATGCTTGTTTTGTTTTATCTCTTGCTAATACATTTAAAACTAAATTTTGTGCCATTATCTGTGCCTTGCTTTATTCATGCTTCTTTCGTGTTCTTCTTGTTCTAATAGAAGATAACCAAGCCAATGATTATACTCCCATTCTTGCATTTTTAAAACTTCTTGTAAGGATATTTTTAACCTATCGGCTAGAATAAAACAATTCTTTAATTGAGGATCAGATTTTAGTTTTTTTTTACTTCTTCAGGATTGATAGCTTTAACCATTTCAGAAGCTATCCTAGAAAGGACATCAGAATCTACTTTGTGCATTAAAGCAATTTTATCTTCTAATGTAAAAAGTTTATTACCATCTTTATCTAGTGCTTTCATAACTAGAATATCAGCAAGAATACTTACATCATTGAGGTTATCTGATTTTTTAAAAAGTTTATTTTTTTCAGAAAGAGTTATTGGATTCCAATATACTAAACTTGGGTTACCAGCTTCATCTTTCCATTCTTCTACTTCAAGATGTTGAACACCTAAAGATTCAAAATGTGATCTTGCAGAATCTATTAACTTCATAAAGTCTTATTAGACAGTACCTCTAGTTAATGCCCCTGTTCCTTGAAAAGTAACTGATCTAGTAGTTATTCCATCTAAAGTAACATTGATGCTCATTCCTGTAACAAGTCCTGTGCCTGTAAAAATTTCATCTCCTGAACTATTACCCTCTGGACCTAATATAAAACTTATTGAAGTTCCAGCAGTTAATGTTTGTTGTGGAGTATCAGTTTCATCATAACTCATGTCTAAAGTTCCTGAAAATGATGTTCTGCCACTTACAAATGATTTAGTTGCATCTGATAATTGAGTATCTTCTACAACATCAGCAGTAGTTTCAAGTGTGTAACCAGTTAGTTCGCCTATACCAGTTCCACCAGCAGTTACGACTCCTTCTTTTCCAAAGTGTGTTGCCATTTTTTATTTTCCTTTTTGCTTGTTGATATATTTTGTTTTTCTTGCTTCCAACCTAAATCTAAAAAATTATCAAGTTGAGTTTCGTTAATAACAACTTCATTCTTATCTTTATATAATTTAATATCTTTAGCCATAAGTCCTTTTATTAGTTTTTTTCTTCTTCGTCAATATCTTCTTCATCTTCTTCAAGTTCAATATCTTCATCTAATTCATCACTATCTTCTTCTTGCCAATCTTGATCTTCTTCTAAAGAATTTTCTCTAATTTCTTCAACTAAATCTTTAACTTCTTCACAAAGCATAGATTCTTTGTCGTGCATTTTTTCTATTTGATTAATTTTTTTTGATATTTTATCTAATATTTTTTCTGTTTTCATATTATCTCCTATGGTGTTCCAGCTTGATACTCATACATACATCTAATAGTCATTCTTATTCCACCAACAGGAAATAAGCTACCTTCATCAGTTTCTACTTGTATAACTTCTGTATCAAGTGCATTACTACTTCTAGTAATATCAGATTCTAAAGCAGTTTCAATAGCTGTTATTAATGTGTTTCTTGCAGTATCTATATTAGATTCAGCACCTTTTACAAAACCTAATACTACAAAATCAATAGTACCATGTCTTGTTCTAGCACCAGTTCCTAATTCCGAATCATCTCTATTTTCTTCTGATGTTTGTACTATTACTGCTGGATATTGTTGTTCAGATAATTCATCTAGTTGAAATGGTTGTCTAGTTGCTTTTTTTATGTCTGGGCTAGATATACCAGATATTACTGATAATAAATTAGATGCTATATTTTCTCTTACACTCATATTCTAAACTTTCTTAATTCTTTTTCTACAAATCTGTTAAACTGCTTACTTATAATCTTTTCTGTTCTATTGTTAAAGCCAAAAAATTCTCTTTTTGGCTCATTTAATACTTGATTAAACAATGCTCTCTTACGCATCTGTGAATTACTAAATCCTAATGTTACTTTATGTTTTCCTGTTTTTTTTACTGTGCTATTAGGTGTTAAACTTCCTAACATACGACCAGTATTAAATAAATCTACATTAGTTGATTTACCCTCTCTATTTAATTGTTTTAAATAACTCTGTGAGTATTGTGCAAATGGTCTATCGTTAAAATCTTTGCCTTTTTGAGTTTTAGTTCTAACTATATCTAATAATTGAAACCCAGCTTGTTTAACACCTTTATCAATAACTCTTGATAATACTGATTGAAACTTTTTATAATTTTTAGATACTTTTTTTTGATTAGATGTAATCTTTAAAGTGACAGCCATTATCTAATCAATCGTCTAAATCCATGTAAAGGTTCTCTTTCATTAGATACAATACTTCCATCTGCATCTGTGTCATATTCAACACCATCTTCTAATATCATTCTCCATTCAATATTATATTGACTCATATAATATTCTGCCATTCTTTCAAATCTATCTTTTTCTGTTTCTGGTCTGAATTTAGTTAATGCTGGTAAAAAGAATCTTCCCAAAAATAAATAAACACCAGCTCTTTCAAACTGATCTAAATTAACTTTTGTATTAACCATTTCAGCAGTATTTAAAACTGTAATATCAGTAAATATATTTGTTTTATATACAGGCCACCACTCTACTCTTAATCCTCTTAAAATATCATTTGTGGTTTGTGCAAAGAAATTAGTTGCTTCTGTTGCTCCACTTGCAATACCAAAATCAAAAGCATCAGGTTGATACTTTGTTACATCTCCAGCAACTATTACATTTGCACCAGTATAATTTGCCACGTTACAACACCCAAAATAATATTATTATAACTGCAATAGCAACACCAACACTAACTTTAGGATTTTGTTTTGCTAATTTTATATATTTATTTAAATCTTTCATTTCTTTTTCCTTGTTTTTTTTTTCTTTGGTTTAAGTTGAACGACTTTATCAGAAATGTCTTTTACTGTCGCTTTTTTAATTTCTTTTTTTACTTTATCAAGTGGAACAAAACCTCTCATTTTAAAATGTTCTATATTAGCTTCGTATTGTATTTTTGATCTAGAAATGTTTTTTTTTCCATTTGTTAATTCTATCATTTCTTCCATAATTTTCTCCTAGTTGAATAAGGGCGATTTCTCGCCCTTATAAAATTATTACTATGCGTCTTGTATTGATGAGTCTGCTTCAACTTCACAACCATAAGAGTCTTGTAATTCTCCGACTCCATAGACTGATGTTGCAACAATTTCATCTGCTCTTAAACTCGCATCTCTTTGAGTTTCGATTTTCAAGTCTTGCATCATCGCTAGACCTAAAGCATCTGAATGGAATACTGCACCTTTATAATCTCCAGTAGTACCAGGATTATTACCAGATGAGTCTGCCATGTTTGATGTTTCGTAAATACTAACACCAGCAATTTGACCAGCAAAACCAGTTCTCAATGCATCATTACCAACACCATTTGCAGGGTTAGCGAATGTGTTTGATAAACCAGATTTTAAATCAAAAGCGATATTTGGATGTAATATACAAGCAAGATTATCACTTGGCACACCAGTTGCTCTTAATTTAGCCACTGCATTGAAAATCAATGCTGCTGACATAACAGTTGTAGCTGAACCAACAGTGTTTGAAAAACCACCGAATAGTGCAGTTAAGTCTGTGTCTATTTTTTTTGCAATCGCTTCTCCAAACAATTTACCAATATCTGCTGCAACATTTCTTGGTGCTGCATTTCTTCCTAAATCAGTTAGAGTAGTCATTATTCCATTTTCTGATGCTGTAATAGTTACAGAAGTTGGATTGATTGCTGTGTTAGATAAATCTGTTGCGTCTGCTACTGCTGCTGCACTTACTGCTGCATAAATAGGAACTTCAACTGATTTTCCACCACCTGTTATTGCATAATTTTTTACAAGTGGTCTCATAATTGATCTTTCACTTGCTACGAATAATGCTTCTGCCACTATCTCTGTATATAGTTCCGATAGCGTGGAACTTGTTGTTTCTGCTGCCATTTTATTTTACCTTTATTATTTATTTGTTAAGTTAATTTGAGTAGGTTTTGAATCTCGTTCTTTGCGATATTCTGCATATTTTTTACGATCATCAGCATTACTCATGTTTAAATCCTGAATATTAAAAGGTTTTACAGTTTTACCTTCAACGCTACTCTGGCTTCCTGAACCAGACAAAGACCCTTGACGGAAATGTGGGTTAGCATCTAAAAATTCTTTAACTCTATCTTCAATAGTTAATAATTCTCCTTTAGTGTTATATCTTACATTAGAATTATTATCAACTATTTCTATTCTACCATCATCAGTATATTTAACTTCTTCTTTTAATAAAGATACGACTTGCTGTGCGTTAATAGATTTTTCTTTATTAGCAACAGATAAAATTGAGTTATCAACTTTTTCTTTTTTAATCTGTGTTTTATATCTGTTAAGTTCAGAGTCTTTTTCAGATAATCTATCTTGCATAATCTTTTCTATATCAGCTTTAGATTTAGCTTCTTTTAATTGCTGTTCTTTTAACAATTCAGCTTTCTTACTTTCTTCTGCTTCAAGTATTTTTGCTGTTTTTCTTTGTTCAGCTTCTAGTCTTGTTTTGATTATGTTATCTAATTGTTCTTGTGTAAAAGTTTGTTGTTTTGGTGTTTCTACTTTTACTTCTTCTTTTGGTGTTCCTACTGTTTCAGTAGGTATTGTGTTTTTTTCTTCAGACATTGTTTCTCCTATTATATTATTAGTTCGCCTTTGCTGTCATACCAATCAGGATTGACATAAGACCATTGATGACGACAATTATAACCACCTCTGACAACTAAAGGATTTCCAGATTTTTTACCTGACCAACTTCTACTTGTCCAAAGTTTTCTGACTTCATCAATTGTGAAAAGTCCACTTTTCCTCTTGTTATATACACCAGATATTAAATTTCTGCAAATATCTCTAGTTGTTGGAATTACATCTCCATAGTATTTGACAAAAGTTAGTCCAGCATCATTTGACTTATTAAAATTTAAGGTTGCATCAAAATCTCTTAATGAGTCGTTTAATATCTGTCCAGCATACCTTTTCATATTTTCTCCAACCCTATCTCTTGCAAATTTAGATTGTAGTGTCTGAACTGCTTTATCAACTTGTGATTGTTTTGCTTTATTAAATTTATTTTTATTTACATAATCAACTAATTTTTGTGATTCTAAATCATCTGAACTAGCATAAATTCCATTAATTGTTTGTCTTAATTCTTTTTGTAATACTGTAAAATCTGAACCAACTAATGTATTTTGATAAACTTTTTCTGATAATTTTCTTGTAAATGTATTAGATACATCTTTAAACTGTGTAAAGTATTGTTGTTTTAAATTTTGTATTAATGCTTTATCTCCTTTAGTTAATTCTTGAAAAGCTAGTGGTATATTACCAATTCGTTTAAATGTTTTTTCTATTCGTTTAGCTTGTTTATTAAAACCTTGTCTAACAACTGTATCTGACCATGCCAAATATTCTTTTTCAAGAATAGCTTTGATCTGTGGTCTAATAGCAATAGCAGCTTGTAGTTCTATTAACTTTCCATCTGTTAAAGGTAATTTTCCAGCAAGTGATACTACTTCTTGCTCTATGTTGTCTAATGTTTTGATTAATGTTTTATAATATTCAGCTTCAGCAAGTTCTATTTGTTTAATTCTGTAAAGTGTTGAATCTTTTATTATATCTGACATTCATTAAATTTCCTCTTGCTCTACTTCTTGATCTTTTTGTACTACTTCGTCTTGTGTAAATTCTCCAACCTCTGATTTAATATCTATTTCTTCAAATATCTCATTTAGTTTTTCATCATCATCAACTACTGCTCTTGCAATTTCTTTATCTACTTCTTTGTTAAAAGTAGGAGAGCCAATGTTTAATGCTTTAGCTTGTTGGTAATACATAAGATCAGAAGCATAATCTCTAATGTTAAATGAATCAGGATAGTTTATTTCTCCATCAAATGTAACATTTTGAAATAGTGCGTATAGTTTAAATAATTGTTCTTCTGCTATTTGTAAGTTGTCAGCTTTTTCAGATAGTCTAGCATTAAGTAATTCAAATTCTGTTTGTAAAGCTACACCAGATGATACTTGTGTTTTTGTACTTCTAATAGCTCCTGTATGTGCAATTCTATTTATAGCATCTACTTTGTGTTTTATTGATTCCATAATAGCTTGTAAATTCTGACCAGATGGTTGAAGTAAATATGGTTTTAAATTTGGTTCTAATTCATCAGGCATTTCTATAACAGCACCAGCACCAGCACTCGCATTAACACTTGGAGTCTTAACTAATGATGGGTGGTTTGTTAATCTAATTAATTGTTCCATTTCAGAGTATTCATTATAAATAGATTTTTGTAAATCAGCTATATCAGTTAAGTCAGATTGACCAATTCCCCTCTTGTGTGATTTAGAATTGTATAAAATAACTGCTGGTATTTTGCCAATCTGGTTAGTGGCAGTATCTATTAATCTTGGTTCTGAATCTTTTGGTAAATAAACTGTGTCTATTTGTTCTTTATTCCAAATTTTAAAATATTGACCACCATCTCGATCTACTTCTTCTCTTACTTTTAAATAATTAAGTTCATACTTACCATTTGTTTTTCTTTCATAATTCCAATCAAATACGTTTTCAGGAGTTACGATTGATAAGTATGGTCTAATATCTCGTTCTAATTCTTCTGCTTTTGTCTTTGTTTGAATATTAGGTTTATCTAAAATCATAAAAACATGACCATAGATAGACGCATAATTTTGTGCTTGTCTTATTACAGAGTTTAAATTGTTACCCTCTAGGTCTGCATCTTTTAAAAATGTTTCTAAACTAGCTTCATCTACCATTTCTCCAAAATCTCTACTAGGTCTAACTCTAAATAAAAATGATGAATAAATTTGTATAATATTTTTACAATGATTATCACATGGAGTATTTGCAAGTCTTTGATTAAACTCGTTATCTAATTCTAAATTATATCTGTTAAGATATTGACCTATCATATAATCATATCCACCATTATACGATCTAATATAATACTGCCAATTTGTTACTGTTTCTTGATAATCTTTGTGAAATTGTGTTATTGAATCTTTAGTGTATTGCATAATTATTTAATTGCCCATCTTGTCGGTTTAGAATAAATATTCTGCGTAGTTAATGGTTTTAAATAATCAATCATATATCCTAAAGCATCGTTCATGTGATCAAATCCATCTTCCTTGTCTGGAATATTTGTATTCTCTTTATATATTTGTCTTTGTAACCCTTTTATAAGAGTTTTGCAAGAATGTGAAACAAAAATATGCCTAACTCCATTAGAATCTTTGAGTTTTGAATTTACTGCATTGACTCTATCTCGTATCGCTGGGTGCTTATGTTTGACCTTAACTTTAAATCCACCATTTTGTAAAATAGATAAATCAGTTCTACCACCAGCAGATGTCTTTCTTTGTCTTGAAGCTGGATCAGGATATATAAATATAGGAATCTTTGTTCCATATCTATCTCGTATTTCTTGCACCATTTCGTCTGTATTGCTTGAATAAATAACTATTTCATCTAAAAAATAAATTTTATCTTTTTCTATTTGTGCAACACAAGCACTCATTGGATCAACGTTAAAGTCCATTCCTATATGTAAAGGTTTAGTCCAATCTATTTGTTTTTTAATAACATTATCAACAGGGTGGAAATTATAATAAACACTTCCAGCATAGTTTTCAAATGTTCCCTCAAACTCTTGTCTAAAAGTTCTTATATCTATATCTTGTTTAGCTTGTTCTATTTCTTCTTTAGTAACCATTCCACCTTGAACAGTTGTGTATTGAAAACTGTTCCATTCATCATCTTGCTTTCCTTTTAAATACATTTCATAACTCCAATTTCCATATCCTTTAGGCGTTCCACACATTAAAACTTTTCCAAGTGTGTCAGAAACACTTGCACGCAAGACTTCAAACCAAGCCCTTTTATCTATATCTGCAAATTCATCTAATATTAAAAAGTTTAATCCACTACCTCTTAATGAGTCATAGTTATCTGCGCCTTTTAATGAAATTGTACTATTAGATTTTCTTATCGTAATAGTCATAGTGGTTTCGTTAATATCTTCTATCCAATTAAATTGATTAAGCATTTCTTTAAGACTAGCCCAAGCGATCTCTTTAGCCATTTTAAATGTTGGTGCTACATACCATATTTTTTGTTTTGGTTGAGATGCGTATTTCATCATTTCAGTTATACAAAGATATGTTTTACCAAATCTTCTTCCAGATATAAGAACTCTAAATCTTGCTTTTGAACTGCTAACCTTTAATTGAGGTTGCGTTAATGTTATCTTCATAAAGGCTATTGTAATGGATTTTTATTAGCTTCCTTTATTTCTGATATTTCTAATTTTAAAACTTCTATTTCTTTTTGTAATATTGCTATTTCTTTTTCTGAATTAGATTTTATTTGTTGGATAATTGATAAATTATCATTAATTAAAATACTATTATTATCTATTTCAGATAAATCTGGTGCTGTTTTATTTGATAATTGTTCTATTGAAGATTCCATTTTTGCAAATTTACTAAATCCAGCACCAATAGTTGAAACCAATCCTATTACAATTACAATATTTGTGAGGTTTTTTTTAATATCTTTAACCATTTTTTAACTCCTGTATTTCTAAAATTAACAATCTTTTTTTAGACTTAATATTATCTAGTTTTTTAATCTTGATTGCCATTATATCATTATCAATATATTTACCTAAATTGATATTGTTATATATTAATCTATTATCAAATATTTCAATTTGATTCAAATAAATATCTTTAGGTTTATAGAATTGTATATTGTTATAAGCAACAAGTGATATATCGCCATCAATCATTCTATCCATTTTAATAAGGTTTTTAAGTTCTAAATTCTTTACAGGATTTTTAACTTTAGCATCTACTTTAGCCATTATAACTTTTAATTCTGGTTTTACATTCTCTTTAGTTTCTACTTTCTTTTCTTTAGTAGTTTTTGTTTTATTTGAAACACTTGTAGCTGCTGTTTTAGTTTCTGTTTTAGTTTCTTGTTTAACTTCTTTTTTTGTTTCTTCTTTAGGTTTAGTAGCTACAATAGTCGTTTCTTCTTTAACAGTTTCTTTAGGTTCTTCTTTTTTAGATTCTTTAATAACTTCTTGTATGACTTCTTTTTTCATTTTTTCAACTGTTTTAGTTTTAGTCATAGTCTGAACCACCTCTTGAACTTTAACTACTTCTTTAACAGTTGCAGTTTTAGCAGTATAGACAGTAACTTCCATTGTTTCTTCATTTAACTCTACACTAACTACTGATCCACCAGTTTCTAAATTAAGTTTTTCACTAATACTTTCTTCAAGTCCTGATACAACATTCCATATTTCAGATTCATTAAGATTAGTAGTACCTAAAGATTCATTAATACTTTTAATTTCTTCTTTACTTAAAGGTTCATAATCTTCTACTGGAAAATCTAAAGCCATTTCAGCACCCAATAAATTAGTACCTCTTAATGCTGATGTGGTACTTTCTGAACCATCAACTCCTGTCCAACTCCACTCATAATTATTTGCATGAACTCCGTTATAGTGTAAGCTGTCATGCCAAACTCTCTCATTAGCATTATATCCAGAATCAGTTGTTCTAATTTGTGTAGATTCAGCTAATACATTACCATCTGTATCTTTTACTTTCATTTTTAAAGTATAACTATCAACTGCACCAGCAGAAGAACCACATTTATAAGCTGATTGATTCCACTCGCAGTTTTGTACTGCAATAGAACTTGTTAAATTTATTCCACCATTAAGTTTTAATTGTGTTGATGTATGGCTAACTCCATCTGGATTACTATTTCCTGTTATACCTACTAATGAACCAGTAGCTGTAACTGTCATATCATGACTAGCTTCTAATTCACCAACAGATGTATTAGCACGACCACAATTATTATTTACTTGAGTTTCACAAGTGATTGTAAAACCATTATGCGTAGAATTATTAGCTAAATTTTCTGTTGAACTTGCTACTCCATCTAAATTTGAATTACTATAATTTGATGTAGTTGTTCCAGAATTAGGTAATATGTTTGATGAAAAAGCTGTGTCATTATCTTCTGCTAATCCTACTGTATTAGCAAAACAACTTAACATTAACCACACTAAAGAACCTAAAATTATATAAGTGTACCATCTCATTTTAATATAAGTTTTAGAATTGATTTCTCTCCTAAATAAATTTCTGTTTCTGCTTTTGATTTTATACATTGATATTCTATGTGAGATTTTGTTTCTCTCATAGCAACTCTTTTACCTTTTAAACATTCAGACATAGATTTTTGTATTCGGTGTTCTTTAATTTCTCCGTTCACAATCATTAACAGTGCAACTACTACTTCAATCATTAGTGATCTCCATTACCATTTTCTCTTACTTTGTCTTTAAGCTTTTCAATATCTTCTAAAGCTTTTTCTAATTGTTGTTTTGTAAATTCAATATTTACTTTATTAGTCATATTCTGTTCCTGAGTCTTTTGTAGTTGCTCAACGTCAGAAAAAAGTGTCTCCAATAAAAGAAATTGCTCCTGATCTGTAGTGGTCTGTTCACTTTTTTTAAGTAAGTCTGCGTTCATTAATTCTCTTGATGTTTCTAAAGAAGTAAGTCTTGTTGTTATTTCTGTGTAAGCAAATATACCCATTCCCACAGCACCTAATAAAGCTATTAGATTACGAGCTGGGAGAGAAATATTTGTATTATCATTTATTTTCATTTTGTATGAATTTTTAATTTTTGTACGTTTTGTTTATTAACCTTTTTATCAATTACTTTTCTTTTTTTCATTCTTTTTACATAAGTTTTATAATCTGGTCTTTCAAAATCATATTTTTGCCATATTTTTAATGCTTCTTTTCCTATCTTCCCATCAACAGGACAAGGAGTTCCAGCATTAATCATAGCTTCAAAGACTCGTTCATCTTGACATAATAAAGCCACACTTCCTACTTTCATACCAAAATCATATAATACTTTAGCCAACTTAATTCTTTCACAGTTCATATCTCTAAATTGTTTTCCACCACTAATACCAAGTCCAAATGTCTGTACTCCAGCACTTGCACCAGTAGCGCAAACATCTTGTGATTGAGCAGAAAAAGATGGTGCGTTAGCTGTGGGTGGAGATGATCTTATATGTGATGTAGAATTATTTGTACTTGTAGTTGTAGATGTACTTCCAGATTCATATGTAGTTGAACCCCCAGTATAGCCACCCTCGATTGCTGTGTTACTACCACTTGTGTTCGATTGTGTTGAACCTGCAAAAGCATAAGTTGTAAATAGTAAAAAAAATATTACTAAATATTTCATGTTGCAGTTCCTGCCTTACACATAAATTGAACATAAACACTATATTGATTAACAAATTCTCTACTAAATTCTGAAATTAATTCATGAGAATAATTATATCCATAAACAGCACAATCATAATGGTCTTTAAACTCTGAAATATCTGTTGGAATAAGTTTGCAAGCATTTCCAGATTGTAACGAGCAAATAAACATTATTAATATATATTTCATCAATAAGGTCTTACGTATAAAGCTAATAAAACAAGTCCAATAATTAACCAACCAGTAAAGTAATAATTCATATTTAATTCCATAAATTAGATTTTAAATCCTTTTTTCCAACTTTGTATAGCCCAATAAGCAGGTGACAAATTCTTTTGACCTTTAACTTTAGCAAGTATTGGTCTGAATCTTGAAAAAAATGCTTTTTGTCTAGCTGGAATATTTTTTTTAATTGACATTTCTTTAGAGCCAAAATTAACCTTTTTAACTCTACCTGATGATTTATCTCTTACAAATACTTTGAACTTCTTAACATCTCCACGAGATGGTTTATTTAATTTAACAGTTCTATTTTGATATTTTGCCATGATTCTTTTTGTTTTTAATTTTACATTTACATCTAGGAGCAAATATATTGTCCATAAATTCTATGTATTTATCTAATAGATTGCAAAATTTTAATATATATTTTTCCATAATATATCATTTATCACACTATTAATTTAATTTGAACAAATAAAACCTTGATATGTGCCTGTGTCGTTATTTAGATACCAACCATGTTTAGTATAATCTCCGTTTTTATGCCAATAATGTTTGGAAATTATTTCTCTATGAGCTTTTGCATAATATGAGGAATCATTAACTGATACTGAATTTTTTAATTCTATTGTTTGTGTTGTTAAAGTTCCATCAAATAATAATATTAATATTATTAATGTTTTACACATTATCTTTTAAAGTGTCTTGGTCGCCATTTATTACAAACATAAGTATCTTTAACACCTCTAGTTTTATAAACTCCACAGTACATATGCCTTTGGCTAAATAAACCACAATTCCCACAGCTACCTCTACCTGTTGATGGTCTAAAATCTTGTGGCATCTGATATGGAATAAACTCTCCATTTGAATAAAAGCTACTTCGTTTCTTTTCCATTTTCTATTAGCTTTCTTAAATCTTGTGCTATTGTTAATGCTTTAGTTAATTTTCTTAAAGCTATATTTTTTTGAATTTTTACTTGATCTAATTCTTCTTTTATCTTTTCTTTTTCTAATCTTAATTTTAAATTTATATTACTACCTATTCTTTGTTCTATTTCCATATCTACACCCTTCCTTGTTTTGAATATTTTTTATAACTTCTTTTTCTTGACTTATTCATACTTGATAATTTAGGTCTCCTACCAATAGATGTACCATTCATTGTTTTTTCATAAACAATTACTGCACCATATACATTACCTTTAGTTTTTGCCATCTTCTACATCTTCTACTTTAGCATCTATTATTAATGGTAAAGGTTCAACAATAGATTCTTGTACTGTACGATCTTTCATTCCTAAATGATTCTTTGAAAGCCAGATCATCATATTAGGATTGCCTTTTAAAGCACTAGCCCACATTCTCTTTCTTAAACTAGCTTTACCAATGTTTTTATTTTCCTCTACTAAATCGGAGAATCTTCTTTGTAATGTTCTAGCAGATATTCCTACAACAGAACCTATTTCTTCTTGTGTACATCCAATTTGGCTTAAATTTGCTATTACTTTCTCATCTACCTTTTTATTAGGTCGTCCTATAGATTTTGTCTTAATTGTGTCATTTGCCTTTATTTTGTCGTTTTTCATAATCCTAATTTATACCTCATTTCCCCATGAATCCCAACCATCTGTTTTCTGTCTAGCAAATAGTTCGATTCTAGGTTTATCTCCACATAATTGTATTATTCTGTTTCTAATTTCGTTTGGCTTTTTACTATGATTTGTTCTTTCAGCAAATACTAAACCTTTAACATTATTTGATTTTTTAAGATTTTTTAATTTACCTTTTAATCCAATTAAACAAATTTCAGTTGATTTTAAAGTATATGCACCAAAATTATAACAATATGAGCCAGAATTATATTTTTTAACCCAAGTAAAGCCTATTGTTTTATAACAAAAATTCCAACTTTTCATAACTTCGATTGATTCTAATAAATGACTATCAGTTGTCCATAAAAATAAAATACAATCTTTATCAGCAATATCTTTAACAGGTAAATTGCAAATTTCTTTACAAGTCATAGTAGGATAAAAATTTTCTACTCTGTTTCCAAATCCTCTATTTCCATCTTGATATTTTGCACTCGAAAACTTTCAAGGTGGGTCAGCATATATGATATTATATTTTTTATTTGGAAATGGTATCATTTTAATAGTTTAGTTAATAATTTCCATAGTTTAGGGTTTTGTTTAAATACTTTCTCATAGCCATCTCCAACAGCTTGTGCAATAGGTTCTTCTCCTCGTTTATTTACATCTATATTGGCATGATTAATAATTATATGAAATAACTCGTGCATTATCGTATTGAATAGCTTTAATCCTTTTACCCTTTTATCTATCACAAGCAAATGTTTATTTGGCTCATAGAATCCATATAAGTCTTGTAATATTTTGAATTGTACTGTGATCTTATTTCTGCCATATTTAATGCTTGGTATATTCATCCTTGTTTAATGTGGCTCGTAAATATTCATTTTGTAATTTGAGTTGTCGGTTTTCTATACTTAATGCAATTATTCTCTTTCTACAATATTTAAAAATTCGCAGTATTGCTTTCATTTAGTAATCCTTTAAAGGCTCATCTTTGAATTTATGTTTCAAATATTTTTTATTATTTTTTCGGAGTATCACATAATGACCTTCTTCTCCTACTTTTTCATAATCTCCCTTGATAGACTTTTTTGATATAGTATTTAGTATATGTGTATTAGTATTGTTATTTAGTACTTGTTGCGATAGGTGGTCGTGAGGTGGTTGCTCGTCATTTACAAACTGATATTTGTCATAATTAACAAGGCTTATTAGAGTCACTTTTCGGTTAGGGTGGTTAGAGGTGGGCTGGAGCTGGTGTGTCCTATGGGTAATCATCTTCCTACGCACAAGACGTAGTATAAAAGTTCTCATTTCGCTATAAGTCATGCCAAATCTTTTAGCTGTTACCCTTAAAGGCATAATCATTTCTCCTCTACGAACAAATATATCATTATCTAAAAATCTTAATTTCTTATCTTGGTGGGAAGCTGAACTAATCATATATATCCAACAACTACATTGTAATAGATTCTTAAACACAGGAGATCGCCATATATCTCTATAAACTAAAAAATAACCAGATCGTTTGCCCATTATTTCTCTCCTTTATAATTAAAAAAATTATTTGCTTTTTCTAAATTTTCAACTTCTTTTAGAGTTCTATGTAGCATTTGTTTTTCAGTTCCATACATAGCCTCAAACTCTTTTTTAGAATTATGAATACTGAATTTTCCTGTGTGATGTTCTCTGCATAATGGAACAACATGATAATTAGATGACCTCAAACCTACCCCTACAAGCCCCACAGGTCTAATGTGGTGCAGTTGACAAGGCATTTGACACACCAGACACCCTAAAGAAGCAACCTTGCTTAAATGCTCTCTCTCGGCTTTTGTAGCTACCTTTTTACGTGCCATTGTTAAATAAACCTTTTTCAATTATTTTTTGATCTATTGTTACTAAAGTATCATTATGACAACCACCATGAGGAATAATTAATATTTCTTTTTTAACTTTATTAAAACCAGTTTTATTTTTTATTCCATCAATTTTCATTTCATAAGGCATACCATTACTATTCCAACCAAAACTAATACAATATCCTTTAGGTTTTATTATCCTCTTTATTTCAATAGCATATCTTGAAAATTGTTTAATTTTACCAAAACCATCATAAACTTCATTTATTTGATGAATTGAATATGGTGGATCAAACAATATTCCATCAATAGAATTATCATTAAATTGTTTTAAAAATTCTAAAGCATCTAAATTATAATCAGTTTTAAATTCTTGGTTTAAATCATTAGTAATTAATAATTCTTTAAAAATACTATCGTTTGCAAATGGATCAATCCATTTACCCTTTAAATACCTTTGTATTAAATCTTTAATAGGTTTTATTGAAAATGTATTTTTATTAGGCATAGCCCATTCTCTTTTTATAATTGTCATTTAACTCTCCAAACAATAGCAGTTTTTCCATAAGGGGTTTCTCGTCTTTTGCCAGAATCCTCAACCAAGTTTAATATTTGAAGTTCTCGGCAACGACCACAAATTGTACTCAATGGCATTTCCAATTCATCTGCTATTTCATAGTTAGTAGATTCTTGGGTTTTTAAGAACTCTAATACTCGTTCTCTTTTAGTCTTAATTTTTGGCTTTATTGTGGCTAATGCGTCTTGGCTTGTTTTTGTATAATTTGCTGACTCGTAATCAGTTTCAAATATATCTAATTGTTTCATATCGACCTTTATGTTTAAGTGCTGGATTTAGAAAAAAATCTAAACCCAACACAATATTATATATGATATGAAAATATAAATACTTCTCTTTCGAGATAATATTTTGTAACATTTTTTTATTTATATTCATATCTTTAATTGATTCGTTTTATATACTTGATTCGGAAATAAAACAAGAAATTAAACTTGTGGGGGTTAAATAAGTTAAAAAGTGGCTATTTTACTAGTTTTTTAGCACTTTACAATACAACTTTAAACTTATACATTTATCGTATGTTAAATAAAACTAACACTAAACAAGGAGAGAGCATGATAACTTTAACTGATAAAGAAAATCTATTAACACAAGAGTTAATAGAAACTACTGATGGAAGTGATGCACATATATGTCATCAAGACTTTATAGATATTGAAACAATAGGTTTTAATGTTTCTACTTTAAAAGGTGTATTTGGAAGTCTAGTACAAAAAGGACTTTTGTTTTATAACCATACTAATGATAATGGAGAAATTTATAGATGGTCTGTTCCTGTTGATGAAGAACAACAAAATCATAAATTTAATAAAAAAATGTATGATATAAAAAATGTATCTGATTTATTATTTCAAATAGATAAACAAAAAGAGAGGAGAGCATAATGAGAATACCTAGTAACTCAACAGTCACTAAAGAACTATCTAAAAGGTTTAATAGAATATTTAAACCTACTACTACTTTAAGTGAAATAAAAAATTTACAGGAAAAATTAAATAATCCTGTGAATACTTATTTGTTAAAAGATAAAAATAAACAAGTAAGTAAATTTAGGAGACAATATGGATATAAAAAAACTCCCAAAGTTGCAGAAACAATACGACAGGAACATTATAAAAGAGAAAGAATTGTTCCAGAGATTGATTGCAATAAAAGAGAAAAAAAAGAAATTGGCTTGGTTATTACACGAGATTAAATACCATCAACCAAATTCTTAATTAAAAAGGAAATAGATATGAAAAAAACAATAATACTATGTGGGATACTTGTCACTCTATTATCTGGGTGTTCAGGAAAACTTATAATTGATTCTGCTGGTCAATCTGGAACTTTTACTTCAACTCAAGCTGTGCAAATTACAAATGATAAGCAGCATTGTAAAATATTAGCTAAAGAACATACTAATTTTTTTAGCAACATTGGGTTTTGGTTATTTTCTCCAAATATGGATACTAAAAAAAAATCATTAACTAGAAAATGCTTAAATAATCGTGGCCATTCTGTTTTAAATTAATGCGTATAAACTTTAACAATAATGAAAGGAAAAAATGATTAAACACACCAACACTACCCCAGAACAAATCAATCAATCACAAATACATTTAATTAATCAATGGAATGTTTCACAAGACCTTAATGAAATAATTTTTACTAAAATTTCTGGATTGCAATTAAGAAAAATAAGATTAATTAAAAAATTAACACAAACAAAAGTAGCTAAAGCACTTAATGTTTCATTTCAACAAATTCAAAAGTATGAAAGAGGACAGAATGAAATAAGCACAATAAAAATAAAAAAATTATGTGAAATATTTAATGTAGATTCAGACTATTTTATTAGACCTTTGTTAAATGAAGATTTAAATTTTAAGACTAAATATATTACATACGAAAAAAAAAAAACATGGACTTATATTTAACATGAATAAATCTTGGATAGCAAATAAATCATGGAAGGATAAACGAATTCTTGCTATGAACAGGGTAATAAAAAGAAAAGGATTAAGTACAGAAATATATTTAGATGAATATGCAAAAGTAAATAATTCTAAAGCTAAAAACAAAAAACAATATAAAGAGGAGAATAATGTCAATACATAAATTAGAACATGGTCATACGATTGAGTTTAATGAAGAAAAGCACGTCTATATACATAACAATGATTATGTAGTTGGAATGAGTACACTACTTGGAAAGTTAGCAAGTCCAGCATTAGAGAATTGGAAGATTAGCCAACAAGTTAATGCTATTAAAACTGAAATGGAAAGATCAGGTATTTCAATAGATCAAATACAAAAGATAGTTACTAATGCTAAAGCTAATGCAAGAAAGACAGGAGACAATATTTTAAATATTGGCTCTATGGTGCATAAGTTTTGTGAGATGTGGCTTAAAGGAGAAAAATTTACTGACCCAAGCGATGCTGTAATATTAAGTTGCTTTGAGAAGTTTAAAAGGTTTTGGACAAAACATAAACTAAAAGTTATTGAGTCTGAAAAAATTTTATATTCTGAACGAGGTTTTTGTGGAACTTTAGATTTAATTGCTAAAGACTCAAAGAATAACCTTTGGCTTATAGATATAAAAACTTCAAAAGGTTTGTTTCTAAACATGGTTCATCAACTACATGGATATAAATTAGCCTATGAAGAACAAACAGGAAAGAAGATCAATAAGATGTATATAGTTAGACTCCCAAAAGATAGTGGAGATTTTGAAGCTAGACATGTCTTATATAAAAAGGAACACTTAAAAG